TGGCAGCCGAAGCCGAAGCCGCTCGACTAGCAGGCCAAGCCGACTTGTTAAATCCTAAAGTAGACGGCGTAACAAAAGCGTTTGAAGGTATGGGCGGCGGTGCCGGTGGGGCTTCCAAAAAGGTAAACGAACTTTACGACACTATAAAAGACAAATTGGCGGACGCTTTGAACGACGCCAAAACACAACTTGGCGAAGCACAAACCGCTTTCGCCGATTTTGGTAAAGATGTTGCGTCAAGCATTTCGGACGCCTTCAATTTTGGGGACGCAAAAGACGCAGGCGACGAAACAGGGGCAGGCTTTTTAGCCGGGTTAGCCGACCAAGTTGCAGGGGTAAAACAGTACGCAAACAACGTGGACTTGTTGCTTACCCGTGGATTGTCACTAGACGCGCTACAAGCCGTTTTGGCGGCAGGTGGCCAAGCAGGTGCAGCAATTGCTGAGGAACTTTTAGCGGGCGGTCAGGAAGCCATTACAGGCCCCGGCGGTGTAAACGAACTTGTTGCCACCGTCCAAGGCGTAGCCGACAAACTAGGCCTAGACAGTGCAAGCCGTTTCTACCAAGCCGGTGTTGACCAAGGCACCGCGCTAGTAAAAGGCTTGGAAAGCGTTTTAGCCAAATACGAAAAGATTTTGAAAAACCCAAACCTAAGCACCAAACGCTTAAACGCCCTTTTAGAGCAAGCCCAAACAGACATTGCCTTTACACAAATTACGGCGGGTCAAACAATTGCGGTGCCGGCACCAACCGCGTCGAGCATGGCAAACACTAACGAAGGCAGACCCGGCGGCGGCGGTTCACCAATAACCGTAAACGTCAATGGTGGCATGGCAACAAGCGCTGAAATTGGGCGCGTAGTAGCCGACAGCCTTAAAGCGTTTACCCGCCAAAACGGACCGCTTGAAGTACCCGTAGTTGGTTTTAGATAATGCCCGGCAGTGTCATAACCCAAGCCGGCAACTATTCCCTTTTAATTGACACCGGTTACGACGTTGGAAGTTTTACGCTTGACAGCGCCACAAAAGGATTGTTGGACGGCGTTTACCCGTTGGGCCCAACAACCGACTTTGCCGACGTTACGGACAGCACTACCCAAATAACAGTTAGGCGCGGACGCCGTGACATTGGGGACCAATTTGCAGCGGGCACCATGACTTTTACCATTAACGACGTGGACGGCATTTTCAACCCTTTTGACGAAACAAGCCCGTTTTACAACACGCCCGAAGCGTTGCCGGGTTTAGCCCCATTGCGTGCCGTCGAGTTAATCCGCTACGACATTTCCAACAACCCCGAATATTTGTACCGCGGCAAGATTGTTAATTATGACTACAACTTTTCGTTGGACGGTTTAGACACCGTAACGGTTTATTGTTCAGACAATTTTTATTTGTTAAGCCAGACTTTTATAGACGAATTAAACGTTGGTGTTGAAACGTCAGGCGAACGCATAGAAACCGTTTTAGACCTGCCCGAAGTTAACTACCCAACGGGTGCAGCGCGTGACATTGACGTTGGCACCGTAAACCTTGGCCACGCAGCCGCGTACACCGTGGCGGGCGGTACAAACGTTTTGGCATACCTTTTGCAGATTAACCAAACAGCCGAATTTGGCCGTTTTTTTGTGTCACGCGAAGGCGTTTTGACCTTTACCCCACGGGTCGGCACAACCCTTAGCGGGCCTGTAATTGACTTTATGGACGACGGAACGGGCGTACCGTACACAAACCTTGGGATTACTTTTGAAGCCGACAGTGTGACCAATAGGGCCTACGTTGAAAACCTTGGCGGGGTAAACGCTACGGCAGACGATTTGGCAAGCCAAGCCGCCTTTTTTGTGCAGACTTACAGCATTACCAACAGTTTGCTAGACGACACCGAACTAGCAGCGGCGGCAACCTACCTTTTGGACGGCACCCCCGAAGCCCGTTACAACAGCGTAGAAACCGTATTTGGTGCCCTAACAAACGCCCAACGGGACACCGTGGCAACCGTTGACGTTTCGGACACTATAAGTATTCAACGCACGTTTGTTACAGGGGCCACAACAACCACGTTGGCACAGGAACTTTCGGTAGAGGGCGTCGAGCACGTCATAACCCTTGACGGCCACCGCGTTGCCTTGTTTACAAGCCCTACAACAATTGTTTACGAACTGATTTTAGACAACGCAACATATGGCACAATTGACACAACAAATGTTTTAGGCTAAGGGGCACTATGGCAACACCAACCACATTACCGGCAACGTTTGTAGCGGGTAACGTTTTAACCGCTGCACAAATGAACGCATTACGCGGGGCGTTTCGCGTTTTACAAGTAGTTAGCACTACAAAAACCGACACTTTTAGCGCGTCAGTTGCAGCAGGTGCTTTTGCAGCGGTGACAGGATTAACCGCAACAATTACGCCACAAAGTGCTACTAGCAAAATTCTTGTAATTGCGTCAGTTTCGGCAGGTTCGGCCGCTGCCGCCGACGGCATAAGTGCAAAAATTACTGGCGGAAATAGCGCGGCCTATGTTGGAACATTAAACGGGTCACGGACACAAAGCGCTTCAATTGCGTTTGCAACAACCATTGCAAGCACACTTAATTTAAGTTATTTAGATAGCCCCGCAACAACAGCGGCAACAACCTACGGGGTTTCAATAACCTTTACCGAAACTGGCACAAGCCCAGTAACGGTTTATTGCAACCGCGGGCGCAACGACACAAACGCCGCTTACACAATGTCCACCGCTTCAACTATTACCGTTATGGAAATTTCAGCATGAGTGACTACGCAGCAATCCTTACCTCAAAATATCCGGGCACGATTTGGTCAATTAACGCCAACGATTATGCAACGTTGACTTGGGATAACGCCACACCTAAACCAACGCAAGCGGAACTAGATGCACTTTGGCCGCAAGTAGATTACGAAAACCAATGCTTGTTAATTCAAAACACCCGCCACCTAAATTACATTAAAACCAGTGACCCAATTTTTTTCGAGTGGCAACGCGGCACACAAACCGAAGCCGATTGGGATAACGCGGTGCAAGCAATTAAAGACGCAAACCCTTACCCGCCTGCCCCGTGAAATGGCGTTATATGATTGGGTACGTGCTTTTTATTGGCGTCGTAGTTTGGGGTTGTAGTGGGTGTACCGTTTCTAAAACAAATATTGAATACCAATGTTTTACCAAGGCAAGTTGTGAGTAAAACGCCTGAACAACAACACGCAGGGCTAATAGTTTTCGTTGGCCGTCTAATGGCAATATGCTTTTCGTTTACGGTCATGGCCTTTATTTACGGCATTTTGTTTGTTGACCAACCAACCGAACAGGCCCCAACGGACGCGCAACTAATTGACCTACTAAGCACTTTGCTTGTGTTTTTAACCGGCACACTTAGCGGCCTTGTTGCTTCAAACGGCCTTAAAAGCAAGTCAAACCCGCCAAGCGAATAATGATTGCTAAAGCCAAACCCGGTGTAGTTGGTGGGCGCGACTACATAGGCAACAGCGACGGACCCGCAGCGGGCAAACGTGCCGGCACCGAAGAATTTGTTAGGCAAGCCGTCAAATGGTCAAACGGTGCTTTGTGGAATAACGGCACCTACGGCCAACGTGACGTTAAAGGCAAGCCCGGCACAATGTCAGTGCACGCCACGGGTCGAGCAATGGATTTGTCGTACCGCAAAATGGACACTAAAGGCATTAAAGAGGGCCGTGCAGTTTCTAAAGTTTTTATTGACAAAGTGCTTGCCAACGCAAATGCTTTCGGCGTACAAATGATTATTGACTATTACAGCAAACCGTTTGGCGCGTCATGGCGTTGCGACCGTCAAGCGTGGAAAGTGTACGAAACTAAAACCGTTTCAGGTGCACCCGGTGGCGATTGGTGGCACGTAGAACTTTCGCCGGCAATGGCCGACAATCCCGAAGCCGTAAAAGCCATATTTGAAGCGACCTTTGGGGTATCCGCAACCGCGTAACAATCCTTGACTAGGGTTTTTGTACCGACGGAAAGCCCAATTTATGACAGAGCCGCAAACCTTTATTTACGAGTGTTACATAACAACCCTTGAAACGGGCCAACAAGTTATGTTTCAACTATTCCGCAACCCGGACACCTTCGATTGCTTACATGCACAAATGGCTTTTAAAAGCCCCGTACACGGCACTTGGGGAAACCCCTACCAAATGGAAAGGCTGTAACAAATGGTTTTACACAAATTAACCACAGGCGCAATTGCGTTAGTTATAGGCGTTTTAGTGATATTTAGCGCCAGTAATGCACAAGCCCCAACGACTACCCCACAGGTTGTACCCGCTCGACTACCTGCCACGACTACTACCGCAACCACAATGCCCGCATTGGTCACTACGTGCACGCAGGTTGCGACCTTGGCCCTAGCCGAAGGATTACCGCCTAGCGAACTAGAAACAGCCTTGCGGGTTGCCACACGCGAAAGCCGCTGCACAAGCGACGCCTTTAACGCATACGACACCAATGGGGGTAGTTATTCCATATACCAAATAAATGGGTATTGGTGCCGGCCTAACGAATACTGGCCAATTGGTTGGCTACAAGCAAAAGGCATTGTTGAAACGTGCACAGACCTATTCGACCCCACAACCAACACCCGCGCAATGGTTGCCATATGGCGTAACAGCGGTTGGCTACCATGGACTACAGCGAACTAAAACAATACATAGACCCCGACAATTCACTTAGTGAGGAAAGCCGAAAAATGTTAGACCCGACACAAAACGCACTACTACGACACCAAGCCGCACTAACAAATTTAATAGATGAAATTTGTAGGCCTGCACATATTCCATACAAGCCAAAACACGCCGACCTTATTGCCCGGCTAAAACACTTGGCCGTTGACCTTGACCTAAGCGGACAACAAGACGCTTGGCAAACAGTGAGCGAAGCAATCGAAGCGTTAGGCGGCTAACCGTGGCACAAATACGGTTAACACAAAACGAAATAAACTACGCCTACGCGGTAGCGCAATTGCGTGTTGATTGGGCAGAAAACAACAACGCCAAACACAACTACGGTTTAACGCCACCCGACAGCCTTAAAGCAATGAAGGTTGGGTGCATTGGTGAAATGGCTTTAGCAAAGTATTTACGCATAGATTGGGGCCACACCCAATACAACAAAAACGCTTACGACGTTGGCGGTTACGAAGTCCGCAGCACGCTACGCGGTAACGGTTGTTTGCTAACCCATGAAAGCGACAAACCCGCAATTTACATATTGGCCACACTTGACCCGGTAGACCGCGTTATAGAGTTGCGCGGTTGGCAAACATTGTATGAAACATGGCACCCAACACGTTGGGCCGAACATATGCCGGCCCCGTGCTTTATGACCCCACAAACTTTGTTACACCCAATGGATACTTTGCCAAACGCAATATAAACCCGACAGTAAGGACCCGACAAAATGGCTTTTAACATTGACAACTACGTAGACGTTCCCACGCGCTTGGCGGAAGCAATGAAGCGTTGGCCAAACCTTCGCATACAAGAAACAAGTTCCGAAGTAGTGACCATGCCCGACGGCTCGACGTTTTACCGTTGCACCGTGACCGTATGGCGCGACGAAACAGACCTGCTACCAAGCATTGCAACCGCTGCCGAACCGTACCCCGGCAAAACGCCTTACACAAAAAACAGTGAATTTATGGTTGGTATGACGTCGGCTTTAGGCCGTGCCCTTGGCTATATGGGTTGCGGTGTTAGCAAAGCAATCGCAAGCAAAAACGAAGTGCAAGCGCGACAGGACCAACCAACCGAAACACCAACCACCAAGGCCTACCCAAAACAAGCAAGCCAAAAACAGGTGTATTTCATAAAGTCATTGGCAAAAGGTGCCGGCTTTGACGAAGCCGCGTTACACGACTACATTGCCGTAACGCTTGACAGCGACGCAGTAACACTTGAAACATTAAACCCCGAACAAGCCACGCAGATAATTGACAAACTAAAAAACCTGCCAAGTAGCAAGGCCGACTAAATGATTTACTTAGCGTTCAACATAATTGGTATTTGCCTTGGCGTTTGGGCCACGGTCCTAGTAATGATGAGGCAGGGAAAATGACTGTAGAACAACAGGTGCTACTACTAACCCGCATAGTGCGACTAATTGAGGAAATGCAAACAGCGCAAGCGGACTACATAGGAAAAGACAAAGTAGTGCAACACTTGCGTTGGGCTACTGGCCACTTGTCAGATGACATATGGCAGCGCGTAGTTAGCAAGGATTACGGCACCAACGACGTTGAATAAAGCGCAACACCTAAGCATTAAGTTTCTAGCCTGCACGCAAGCGCTTGACTAGCCAAGCCCTAAGCCCGTTGCACGGTAGTTGGGAACATACG